CAGTGTGCTGCAGGGATTGCTGACAATGTTCAATTTTTTGGAAACAGAAAGGAGAATTGCAATGGAAAAGGAGCAGACGCTACCATTTGACAGTGGTATGACCCCCATGACTTATTACTCAGCTACCACGGTGCAACCCTACATCTCCGAAATGGAGAATGAGGAATACACTATGGATCGCTTCGTGGTGGGTCTGAACTCTGTGGATTCAATTATCTCAGGGTCTTTATTCCTGGGAACACAGAAGTTCGCGTCTAGTGAACGTAAGAGACCGTTGTATAATGATTGCAGCAACCAGAAAATACGGGGTTTTAACTTCCCGTATGGTGCTACTTTCAGGTCCGCACGCCGTCCGACTACGTGTTATAATGACGCGTTTCGTAGGTTCGGTGTGTATCCGTCATACCTGAGTTATGTACAGGACGCGGATCTTACGCTTAACTGGGCATTAGCTAGCAATGCCCGCTCTCGTGCAGTGTGGAGCATGAAGCCACGTTTTGAAGGACGCGTATCGTTGCTCAACTCGTTGTTCGAGTTGAAAGACTTTCGCGATATTGGTAAGTTCGTAGTCAAGACCGATTTTAGGTCATTGGCCGGAGCTTTCAAGGACCTTCGTGGCATCGTGCGTCGCGGTCAAAAGCATCTTGGGATGACCGATGAAGTTACTATCGGAGCAATTCCCAAAATTCTGAGAGGCCTAGACAGCGCCACTCGAGGTGCAGCGTCGTTGATTTTGACGAAAAATCTGGCCATCGATCCGACCATAGCAGATGTTATTGCTATAACCGATCAGATGCACCGGATCGCTGCTGACCAGGAACGCGATTTTGCTAAGCGAGGTATGTTACCACAGTCGTCCCATTTCACCGAGCTTTTAGGTCGGGATGGGGGCGAGGTATACAATCCTTTAGGGGCCAATTACTATTGGCTCCGTGCAATGCAAACCGTCGAAACAAAATACACTGCGTCTTCGGAATATATGTATCGTTACAAACTCCGGAAACGTAGTGCGGCGATTCGCAAGTACTGGGGACTCAACCTCTCTGCAGAAACCGTGTGGAATGCCTTACCTTTCACATGGATCGCCGATTACTTCATTGGGATTGGCGACTCTTTCCATGCAATGGAGACTGATCCTAACGTGACACTACTACCCCTCCAGTTTTGTGAATCTCTGGAGAAAAAGGCTTCGGCCGCGTATGTGACACGGAAAGACTCTCGCTTGTTTTGGCTGATCGTTAATGGAAAGCCACTTTTACATGGCGAACCAGCCAACATACCCATCGCTGGGTATGATGCAACCTCCTACGTACGAAATGCGTGCGAACCGCCCTTCGGGCCGGCTCTCCCCAAGATCAAATGGCCTAGTTTCGGTCAGCTGACTAACTTGGCAGCACTAGTACGCTGTTTCATTTGAGGCAAAACCCTGACTCCGTCGCTGCAGATGTCTAAAGCAGCCGTCCCTCGTCTTCAACGTTATGAAGGCTTTACATAACATATCAACAAAGGAGAAGTCCAAATGGGAATCTTTACAAACCCCGTCACCATCGATGATGGCACAGATGATCACATTTTCGCGTACCGTCGTCAGCTTGCCGACAATAACATCATCGGATCTGACTATGTGGAGTCCGCGGCCGATCCGGCCACGAAGTCCATACTAACGGTTAAACACGATGTGCGATCCTCCGTACCTCGGCATCTGCTTCAGCGGTCAGTTTATGCAATTCCGGCCGCCGATCCAGATGGTGTTCTTCGCCGTATCACGGTCAATGTGACCATTACGGCGCACGAGCTCTTTTCCGAAACGGAGATCCAGCCTGAGCTTAACATTGCTCTTGCTGCGGCTGCCGTTGCAAACTTCGTTAAATCCAACATGTCCTGCCTGATCTAGGCAGTCGACCACCATTGGAGGTCTTCATGATTGGTAAAGTTTACAGCGCTAGTCTTACCAGTGTGGTTTTTATTGTTAACATACTGGTAGAGGTTCTGCGTGCGTTCCTCAGCATCGCAGATCGCTCGACAAGAAATCTCAACCCCGCAAATAAGGATAGCGGGCCAGAAGTTTAGCTATCATCGACCCTTTTAAGGTTGACGGTGGAAACCCATTTGGCTGGAGGCCTAGATGAAAATCAAGCCTGAAAAGCCAAAGGTTGTGGGGCACTCGCCTCGCGCATCAGCTGCAGACATTATCAAGAGTTTTGTTCGACGTCACGAAGACGTCGTCCTGTATCTTGAATCAATCTTGGCTGATGCTTTTAAACTTCTTGAACATTATCGCATGGCTGACTATTCACGTGACGTAGCAACATTGCGTCGCAGATACGTTAGTGAAGGACTTAGTTTTGCTACTAAGACACTTCCCAACCTCTTTACCGAGTTTCTTATTGGTTTGGAGGGCGGTAAGCCATCTTATCCCGGTTTTAAACTGGATAGGGATCAAACTCACCCCGTATTCCTACGGCAGCTGTTTGATATGGCTTCTAAGTGCGATGATGTAGATAAGGTCACTGCAATGAAGTGTTTGTATCAATTTTGTTGCGCCTTCAAGAAACTGAAGGGTCCTTATCGACCGAGTACGCTTCAAAAGCAGCTTTGGAGCTTCGTTGAGACAGACATAGATCTAAAGTATCTAGAGTTTGATTCTCAGGAGTGTGAACGCATCATTATTTCAGCTCGGAATGTCATAACTCGTGTTTTGGGCGATCTTTCGCCTGAGTTTGACACAGGGCTGTTTGTGCCCCGTCCGGGGCCGGGTGCAACTAACACACCACGACGAAAGAATGTGCGCTACCGTCCGCATGTTCTGTACAAGCAACTGGATGAGGTGTTTCCCTACGAGGACTGGTTTTACAGCCACCCGTGGGACCTCAGAACGGATCCTAAGAAGTATCTGTCTCTAGGGTCGTGTGAACGGCCCTCTTCTAGGTTCAAGTTTGTAGACAAAACTTACGCGAAACCTAGGGGAATATGCATTGAAGAGTTGGAAACACAATTTCTGCAGCAGGGCATTAAAAGAGCTCTGTACGCCAAGATTGGATCCCATCCGCTTACGCGGGGAAGGATCAATTTTGAAGATCAAGGCGTCAACGGCAGATTGGCTGCGACGTCCTCCTATGATCGAAAGTATGGTACAATCGATATGTCAGAGGCGTCGGATCGTATCTCTAGGCGTTTGGTTAAAACCCTTTTTCGGGGTACGCCGGAGTTGCTGGAGGCTTTACTTTCTGTCTCCACGCGCACGATTGAACTCCCAGAAGACATTCCGTTCATACGGGATTTCCCGTGTGAGAAGTTTGCTCCGATGGGATCAGCCGTTTGTTTCCCCATCATGTCCCTTGTGCACTTTGTGCTGATCAGGGGCATTTTAACAATGTGCGGACACCCGCCGAGTTTAGCTCATGATATCTACGTGTACGGTGACGACATATTAGTCCGAAGCGAATGCGTGGAAGATGTGTACAAATGGCTTCCTATGTTCGGTATGAAGTTGAACACCGAGAAGAGCTATTTCAAGTCACATTTTCGTGAGTCTTGCGGGGTCCATGCCTATTATGGCGTTGATATTACTCCGGTGTACTTTAAGTACATACCGACACCTCAATCACACTGGGGGGAAGTACTTTCCATCCGTGGTGTAGAAAGAGATCTCTTTTACCGAGGTTTCCGGAACACTGCGGCCCTCCTCAGGAGCCTGTCCCAGAAGGTTAAGAAGTTGAGGGGCGTCAAACCCCTTTTCGTCTCGCCAAAATCTAAAGTATTCGGTTGGATCAGGAATACTGAAGATGCGTCAAGGAGGCCTTATTCAGGTCTACCAAGGCGTTGGGAGGGTAAAACATACTCACAGCAATTCTTGTATAAGACTTTGGTTGTCCGGCCCGTTTCGGATGACCTCAGCATCGAGGACCAGAGTGAGTGTTACCTGAAATGGCTTACAGAACATCCAAACCCAGTAACCCGCATCGACGAAGAGACCGAAAGTCTCCAAGTCCCCACCCCGACCATACCCGTCATTTTCGACGAGTACGGTCCTACTTCGACTTTCAGAGTTCACGTAAGTGACCTCCGACTAAGCGCCTATCGGCGAAGAGGAGTAGCGAATGGGTATGCTGGTGAACAGCTAGGTGTAGACGTAGCCACACAGAGTGTGATGGAGTCACGATCGGATTTCATTATCCGGCGTGAATGGTGTCCAGACTCCGCCTTCTAACTGCAGGAGCAGAAGGTAAGAACATGGACATCCGGAGCGAGTGGGCTGTGCATCAGCGCTGCCCCACCCTGCGAAAAGTTCGCGGGAAAATGGG